TGCCCTCTCTGTATGCAACCTGCAGGATCTTTCATACTCCATCTAATCATTTTCCCCATGCCCTTACGCTTCCTTCTTTTCTGTTTTCTTGGTTCTTGTTCTCTTTGCCGCTGGCTTCTCTTGTGTCGCATTCTCTGTCTTCGGCTTTCTTGCTCTTGGCTTTTTAACCGGTTCTTCTACGGCTTTCTCTACCGCTTTCTCTGCTGGCTTTTCTGCTTCAGCTGCCTGCTCTGGCAAACGCTCCTGCAATTTGTAACGCTTTCTGATGGATGCAATCATCAGTTCAACTTCCGCATTTACCAGTTCCTTTTCTTCATCCGTCAGGCCTGCAACCAGGTCTTCTGACTCCTGCCAGTATCCTGCGTTATCCAGGAAACGATCAATTACCTTCTTTGCTCTGTCGTGTTTAACATCCCATTTCATCCTGCAATTCCTCCTACTTCTTCAAATTCAAAAACGCCGATGCTCTTGATAAATTTCTTCGATGTCTTCATCCCTCTTCCTACCTGCTGACCGCTGATATACTGCCGGAGATAATAGCCACCAACCAGTTTTACAACTTCCCATACCTTCTTTTCATTCCATCGATCCCTGTAGTAAGTTCTTCGCACTGCCAATGTTTATGTCCTCCTACTTGCCTATCTCAATATGGCTTCCAAAAGATCATCAACTACTCTGATATCCACAACCTCTCTGTCCATCAGTTCATCCATCTCTTCGCTTTCTAAGAAGTATTCCGGAAAATGTTCTGTGCGGAAACTCGTTCCGTACAGTTTTACAACCACTCTGATTTTTGTATCTTGCGTAGATGCCATTACAATGTCATTTAACTTCATTTTTCCTTCCTCACTCTCTCACAGCCACTCTTCAAATCTTTCCGGGTCAATAGCTTCCATCCTGTCGAATACCAAATCGATCATCGGATGACCACTTGGAAGCTGATTGAATAATTTCACGCAACTATCAAAATCCAATTTCTCGATCATATCTTTTGCTTTCTTCATCAGTGCTTCCATCTTCTTTCCTCCATCTCATCTACTGCCAGACCGATCACTGCTGTTCCGTTTACCATTACCAACCAGAAGTTTAATGGTTCCATCCCGGTTGCCATTCCCCATGAAAAATTGATAAACAGCAACACTGTCAAAAATCTTCTCAATTTTCTCATTGCTTTCTGTCCTCCTATATGGTAGACTTGATAGCCAAGGGGAGTTCCCGCTCCCCCGCTATCAAGGAACTGTTTGGTTCGATTTACTTAATCCAATTTAAGGCTGCCGTAATAATTGCTAAAAGTATTGTTACTATGGCTGTTATGATCGCTGTCACACTTTCATAAAACTGGATTTTAAGAAGTCGCTTCTCAAGCAGTTCTTTTTCTTTGTCTTCCGGTTTCTTTCTTTTTGCCAACTGGCGTCCTCCTTTCGAATTTTTTATTCAAATTCGCACTTGCGAACTTTCCGGCTAAAAAAATAGCACCCACCTGTTTGGTTCTTATGCTTTGTTTGATTATATATATATTATAACTCGCAACTGCGTATTTGTCAATAGTTTTGCTCTATTTTCCAAATTTATTTTCGCAGCTGCGTTTCTGATTAAAAATAGTGAGAAAAAAGATATAGATTTAGATATAGAAATAGATATAGAGTAATAGTGACGTGACTGTTTCGTGACATTGATGTGACAATGTCACACATTTTTCACTATGACATGCAAATTTTCCTTTATTTATAAGGCTTTACGCATTTGTATCTTATCCTCATATGAGTGTGGATAATGTGGAAAATTCGATTTTGCGATATGTTCGATTGTAGATTGACTTTTCTACTGAATGCATGTTATCATAATAAATGGTCAGACACCCAAAATGACCGAAAAAAAGAATTATTCTTTACGCCGCGTAGCTGCGGCGTTTCTTTTTGCCCCGGGTATATTTCACCCCGGGGCTTTTCCGTTTAGTCTACTTAATAAAGATCTGGCCTTCGTAGTAGGCTGCCATCCAGCCGCTTGGTGCTTTCATCCAGATATCAGCTCCAACTTTTCGGACTTCCTGGCATGTTACTTCCGTTCCTGCATCTAAACAGCCATCCTTATCCTTGTCGTGCTTCTGACCGTCCGCCGTAAGCTGGGAATGCTTCTTAACCGCGTAGTTTGTTCCCGGACCCGTCCGCACTTTCAACTCCACCTGTAAGGTATATGTCTTACCGACAGTGTACGACGGTGCAGCTTTCTTTTCCGGCGTATTCGCAGCTACTTTCCCGTTGTATACAGAAGCCAGTTTGGCTTTCGAGTTATCACCATACTTGCCATCCTGCTCCAGCCCGTAGAATTTCTGGAAGGAAATCAGAGCCTTTTCTGTGTCTCCCCCAAAGGAACCATCTACTCCAAATTTTCCACACGAGAATCCACAGCCAACCAACATTTTCTGCATCTCTTTTACAGCATCTCCAGAATCACCTTTTTCCAGATAATTTTTGTTTCCCGCCGTTCCGCCGGTGCCGGTATATCTCAGTACATGGGTCCATGGATAATTTCTGTAATCACGAATCAAAAACTCTTTTCCTGTCTGGTCGCCTTTTGCTCCGCCATGTGCTGTACCTTTTTCATTGATGGAAGCCTCAACCTCTTTGCCGTTTCCGCTGTACATAGCGGTATGGCGGCCCTCACACAGAAGGACATCGCTTCGTTCCAGGCCCGTTCCGGTTGTGAGATTGATTTTCGCGGTAACATCGACGAAACCATTTTTTAGGAATACAGATCGCATATTTCCAGTATATGTAGCGCCCTTTGTTTTTACCGGAACTCCGGCCTGCTCCCATGCCGTGATTACCGCAGATGAACAATCATAGTCCGGTCCCCATCGATTGTCCTGATCGTAACCATGGCTGTCATCCTTCGCTGTATTCTCCATCCAGGTAATAGAACTTTCCTTTTTCTGCTGAACTGTCATGTTTGTTACTCCTTTCGCATAATTGTCATAAAATTTCTGTCCTCTGGCAGCTCGTCCAGCGCATACGCTCTCTCCTGTATTTGCCGGAATCTCGAACCTTTTCAGAACAACATCCGATGCTTCACAAATGGATGTTGTGGTTTTTAATATCTTCAGTACAGCTCCATAGCTCTCCTGCAATTCTTTCAGCAGATATTCGATCTGCATATCTTCGTTGGCAATGGATACACCTTTCTGCTTTGCCAGATTCCATAGACCTGATTTTCGCCCTGGACTTGTCCACTGCGCCAGACCGTACCCATACTGCTTTCCGGAAAGCGGATGTAAGAACTCCTCGCAAGAAATCTTTCCGCTGTCGATTGCTGCAGTATAGGTGGTATCGGTATAAACCTTTCCGTTTTCTTTCAGCCGTTTAAGGCACAGGTATTCCACCCGGTTTGTGTAGAAACCATCGCTCTCCGCTTCCAGGTTTCCGATCAAGCCACAAGCCCCAGCTGCAGTCATGCCGGCCTGTCTGAATTTCTTGTAAGCTCTTTTCTCGGCCTCAACGTTTATACTCATCTTTCAGCACCTCGCTTTCTCCCCAGTTGTAGGGTGAAACTTTGTCAATAAATTCCCCAAATTCTCTGATTAACAGAATGAAAAAGGTGCCGCCTATAGCAAGCACCCCCACTACGATTTTTGCTACATTCCCCATATCTATTCCTCTTTGTACTTCTTGCACTGCGTAATAGCCTGGATCACCTTGTCGTATCCCACCATTGATGCCAGCCAGGATAACAGCACCAGAGCGATTAAATATACAGCCATCTTTGCATTGATCTGTGCCTCCGTCAGAATGATATATCCCGCATCTACCAGAACTGACAGTACGACTGCAACGAAACCGGCCAAGAAATTGGAGAGGTATTTCTTGTTTACCTCATCCATCAATTTCTTGATTCCCTCTGTGAAGAGTCCTGTAAAAATAGATACAATCAGCAGTAACAGTAAAAAAATCTCTAAGCTCATAAGTTTTCCTCCTCGTTTTTGTTACCGACATTTATGTCGGAGACATATTGTTCTTGACTTTCTTTTTCGTCTTCTTTCTGCCATTTCCGATCCAGCCGCTTATCTTTATTCGTCCGAATCCAGCCGCAGATTCCACACTCACCTATTGTTGCTGCCACAACAGCGCAGGCATAGGTTTCCGGCATACTTCCATATTCCCGGAAAACCAGGATCATCTGCCAGTTAAACCAAACAAAAAAGGCACCGACCAGAATCAGTACCAGGTTCAAGGTTCCGACCTTCTTTACGGCCGCAACCACTTTTTTAATTTTTTTCATTTCACCTACAGCCTCCCATTGGTCTTTATTACAGGTTACTTTCTGCTCCCCATCAGTTCAGCAATTTTGGCATCTTCGTGCATCGGAATCACTTCCAATGCTCTCATCTCGGGCTGTACAACCGTATGCATATGTCCATTCCCTTTTGCATTTTCGTATTCCTTAAACATAGACCAAAACGCATCTGCTTCCATTTCGCTCCATGCATGAAGCGGATTTTTTTCCGGACTTGTAAAATATCGATGCGATTGCAGAAGCCTGTCTCGAAGCTTACTACGCTCTCTGCTGATAATGTCCTCTTCAATCTTTTCCAGCTGCTTCTGGTGTTGATCCATGCCTTCTTTCAGCTCTGCGATGCTTTTGTTGAACTGCTGCTGAATTTCTATACTCTGCTGATGCCATGATGGGTACATATTCACCTGATCCATAACTTTTTTGAATTGTTCGTTTTTTTCCTTTTCATGAATTGCCTTGTCAGAAAAGTAACTCTCTACTTTCCGATAACACAAAACAAGGAATACCAACGCCGCAATTATAGTAATGCCCCAGCCAATGCTATAATTTCCTACTAGGTTAATTAGATACTCCATTTTCGTATTCCTTCCTCATTTCTTTTTATGGCGTGCGTGTGTTGTCGGACCTGCTCTACGATTGATTCTACTTTTAGGTTTCATTCTTCCAGTCCTTTCTGCAGATCCGCTGCTTCTTTAATCATTGTCAGTTCCTCATCCTCAATAGTTCCATGCTGCAGCAATGCAAGTGCCAGCCGGTCTATGAGTTTCGTCTGTAACTGGATAATCTTCGACTGACCATCCATCACCTCTGCGATAGTAGTTCTCATCCCGATCCCCTCCTTCCTCGTATATTTGTTTCATGTCTGCGTGCGTCAGGACAAAATCATCCAGAATCTTCTCCTTCAGTGCATCGCAGTCACAATACTTCATCATCCCCAAGTAACTCTGCAGTGTGTCTGTTGCCTGCTTAAAAGAAATTTCCTTTACTCTGTACGCTTCTTTCTTTGCTTTCAAAACTCTCTTGATGTGAAGCGTTGTTTTCTTCCTGAGTACCACTTTGTCAGGCCATACCCTGTATCCAACAAATTCAATACCTTGATTTATTGGCCGGATACAAGTTTTATTGTTTAGCTGCAGTTCCAACTCCGTTTCCAGAAAAGAAGCAATTCTGACTTTCCATTCCTGGAGCTGTGCCTTGCTACTACTGAGAATAATCACATCATCCATGTATCGGACATAACAATGAATTTGCAATTCCCTCTTGCAGAACTGATCCAGTGCGTCCAGATATACATTCGCAAACACCTGTGATAACAGATTTCCGATAGGCATTCCGACATCAAAAAGACGTTCTTCCAAAGGCACTTCCCCTGGTGAACGTCCTGGCGGCAATCCAAACGGTGTATGTTTGCAATCTATAATTGATTCCAGCAATTTCAGTAACCGCTGGTCCTTAATTTTCTTTGCAAGTATTTTCTTTAGTATCCGGTGAGATATTCGGTAAAAATATTTGCTTATATCTAGCTTTAAGTAATACCACTGCTCATCCTTACGGTTCACCTGTTCCAACCAGTATTTAAGCCGAAACATAGCGGTCAGTGGTCCTCTTTCCGGGATACATCCGTAAGAATCCTTGATATATCCCTTAATCAGCATAGGATTGATAACTCTGTATATCGCCCATTGAACAACTCTGTGTTTAAATTTGATGGACATTATCATCCTTTTCTTCGGTTCGTACACATAGAAAATATAATATTTGTCTATGGTATACGTCCCATCGTAAACAGAATCTCTAATCTCTTTCAAATTATCCCAGGCGTTGAAATTGAAGAGCATTACATCCTTGTTGTATCTCCTTTGATCTGAAGCATCTTCTAAGGCTCCATACAGATTTTCCATGGAGAAGATAAGATCAAAAACATTCTTAATCTTCATGTTGCGTTATCGCTCCTTTGTATTTGACTATGTGTGGCAGCTTTCACTCTCGTTACTTGCGGCCTCCATAGGTGTCTCCTGCTTTGTGTGTCTCCACAGGGACGGCTCTACCCACGCACGAGTAGAACCATTTTTTCTCCTTCCACACGGTCGGAGCGGAAATAGACTCCTTTAAATCTCTCGCACTGCCGGCAGTCCTTGAACTGACCGGTTCTGGCATATGAGAGTAAAGCGGAGCGGAAACCGATGTTGCCGTTGGCGTTAGTCCGAGGGTTGTTCAGGTTCACGTTGAACACGCCAGCATTGGAAGTGTTGTTCCAGTTGCCCCCGCAGATCGGCAAACGAAATAGCCTATTCCCGGCGGTACAACCGGATCATTACCGGCTGTACCTTGATTTTGCACTTTTATTCTGTTGTGACGATTTTTGATCGCCGTATACCCATTCTTTATATTTTCCAATCATTCTTCCGATTTCAGCAGAACGGCCTTCCCATTCACTCCTTGAAGATTTTCCTTTTAAATATCCCAGGCGGTAGGCTACTCTGATGTGGGACTGGAGAGCTTTGTTCGTTTCATCCAGTTCGCTGATGGAAGTTTTCTTGTAGTATGCAACCGTTAATGCCGACGCCAGCTGCGACATTCTGTTCATACAATGAGCTATATCGTCACCTAATAATTTCTGGTGTGCAATAGACCATCTTTCGATGAGAGGGAGGGCGTAGATTTCCATATCTTCAATTTTCTGTAATATCGTTAGCCCTTCCTCTTCCATCTCTGCTGTCATGTTGTCGGATCTCTGTTCTGCCACATTCTTTCTCCTTTCACCACAAACGCCGCCTTCCCAGGCGGCAATCAGTTTACAGTCCTCAGTTTACAAAAGCGGAGCGGAAACCGAGGCTGCCGCCGGCGTTAGTCCGAGGGTCGCTCAGGTTCACGTAGAACACGCCAGCATTGGAAGCGCTGTTCCAGCGGCCCCCGCAGAGCGGCAAACGCTCTCCGGAAGTATTTACTCCATGGTAATCTCCACCGTAATCTCCGTTTGGCTCATCCGGATACAGGAGGAGAGCTTTTGCCAACTCCGGAGCTGCTGTAAGTCCTTCGCCAAGTGTCATATTGTTATATGGCAGCCAGTTTCCTGTGTCTTTCGGCGTGATAGTTCCTTTGGTAAGCTGAATCTTTCCAGAAACAACATCCCATTTCAAAGTACCAGCAGTTCCCGGAGCCACCAGTGAACCGTCAGCTGCGATTGCTTTCCATTCTGTAGAACCAGCCGCCATACTGGTTGTCAAAATCATGCTGTTCGCATACGGAATAATCTGGATTTCGCCATCAACCAGTCTCATGCCGGCGCACCACTCCCACACATTTCCATTCAGATCGAAGATTCCGTCAGGCATCCAGTTGTGGCTCCATGTATCAGGACCAGAACCGGTTGCTACACGAGCGATCTTATTACTATCGTAGTAAGTCGGTGTCCCTTTCTCGTGTGGATATCCGTGATCGCTGCCGTAGTTATTGTTACCTCTTGGCATAGTGCCGTTTTTTCTACACCACAGAGCGATAGCGCTCCATAAGGAATACGGCATCAGGCCCCATCCGGTTCCTTTGTTTCTGCAGTAGTTGACGGACTGGTCGAAGTTCACGCCGGTCTTCGGGTCCTTAAACGGAAGTGAGTATGCTCTGTCATTCATTACAATGTTCTGGAATTTCGAGACATACACAACATCTTTTTCCGCACCACCTACAGAAAATGCCGGATGGATGTTCTCACTTCCTCCAGCAATTACATCTGAGATTTTGAATTTTGGAAACGCAACCATGATGGACGGCATCCCACGATCATCCAGTAAAACTGTGTTCTTTCCTCCGGACAGTGCCTCGACTGCCAGCTTCATATCATCAAAATTTGCCATGATTTAGACCTCTCTTTCCCATAATCTCAGTTCGCAACGATCCATAGAAAAAGGAACCGGCTTCAGCTCTTTGATAGTAGGCTGTTCGGTTCCCTCTTCATTCTCTGGATCATAGTTCGGATTTTCTTTTTCCACTTCCGTATATTCCCGTGCCGGAATAATGATCTCTGCAACATATTCAGTACCTGTTCGGGTTCCCATTACCAGGCCGCCGGTATAATCTTTGCAAATATCGATCACAACCTGATAATCTCGTTCCTTTTTTGAAACATCAAACATCAGCTCTCCAGAATCGAAATTGATTGTTTTTCCGGACACTTCATATGGGATAAAATTTTTTCCATCTTCCGGTAAATATGTAACCTTCATCAATAATACCTCCTCTGTGTTTTTCCTGCTTCCATTGCTTCGCGACTTCTGGCCGCGGTTACCTCTGCCGCCTCTCTCATCGCCTTATTGTTTGGATCGATGCCGTACTTTTTTGCGATATACTCGATATCCGCCTGTCTTCTTTCATCTTTGATGATTACATTTGCCATAATCACATACCTCCTCTTACATACAGGTCCAGGGTTACAGATTTCGCTGACCCGGTATACGCTACCTTAAATCCATTCAACAACTTGTCTGCAAATTCGATATCTCCTACTGCTCCGCCTGTCACGCTTACAACCTCCGCAGTAATAAGATACGTCTTGTAATTGCGTCGAGTTTGTAACTGCAGCGTTTTCTGCGAATTATTGAACGGATATGTCTGTGAATTTGTCAAGACAACCGTGATTTTTTCACCGTCAAGTCCTTGTACCTTTCTGATAACGCTGTTCAGCATTCTGACTGCCTCTGCACTCATTTCATGAGCTTCCAAAATACCCTGCTCCATATGATTAAAGTTCTTGGCACTCTGTTCTGTTCCTTCCTGCAGGACTTCACCCGGATATGGAACGTGTTCGATGCTACCATCTGAGTTCTGAGTTTCTTTGTATCGGTACGGATTTTCTACGACTTCATCTTTCCAATATGTCGGTTCATACATCGTGCATACCTCCTTCCTACTCCTCTAAAATGTTGATGGTTACTCGGTAATAAATACCTTCCTTTTTGGATTTCTTGGTGATATTTTCAACTTTACTCCACCAAAGCTCTCCACTTGTACTGTAAAGCTGTACTTCTGTTACCTTTACCTCACCGGATTCCGAAGGGTTTAATATAAATTCAATCTTTACTTTTCCATCACTGCTAATAGTGATATCTGTAATCTCTGACCGGTAATAGGTGGAACCGATTTTGTATTTGGCATAAGCGACCGTATTCTTCACATAATTTCTGAATCCGGCCAGTGCCGCAGCTGATAACATTGCTACTCCTCCTTTTACAATTTTCTTTTGCTTCCGCAAGCGCGATACAAAACTTCTGCATTTGTGCTATCTACCTGCACATTCAACGCTCCTGGTTCTATCTCGGCCAGAAAGCTCCTATCTGGTTTTGTGCCAGAAATAGGATAGGGAAACTCAACACCTTTACCTTCTGACGAAGCCTGCAGCTGTAACGCAGTCAGACGGGCATTGTATGCTCTATCCGGTTTGGTTCCAGCTACAACATAAGGAAATTCCCTACTCATTCTGTTCGCAGTCACAATAACAGAACCATGTTCCGAAATCCCTACCCAATTAACTTGCGGATATGTACCTGCTTTTCTTCCTCTTGCTGTCATTCGATAAGGGAATTTCTGCGGCTGAGGATCTGCCCGAATTTTGATTGTTGTTGGAGTATCAAAAACCACTCGGAAACTTTTTTGTGCCTGTTTCACCTCGTTCACCAATTTTATAATCTGATCTAAACTGGCTTCCGAAGTTCCAGGGCTTACGCTGATTTCAAAGGTATGAGGTGCTGTGTTTTCAATTAGCTTGACATCTCTTCCACACAATTCTTTCAGCAGCATCTCGATTCTGGACGGATTCATCGGCTTCCTGTAGTTCCTTTTTGAAATAACTCGACTCCGGCGTTCTTCAATACTCAATGCTTCATTGGTCGGCAGCCCATAACTTTGCTCCCAATAAGGAAGGGACCAGGTTGCTGTTTCAGGAAATACCTGCTCCCTTAATTCGTTAATTGTGTCCTGCGCCAATGACAGAGGTACGCTCATAACCTCGAAAATCCATTTTCCCACATATGAATTATCATAGATGGGAGAGATCATACTCATCATGTCCTTTGCAAGTTCTCTGGTTGGGAAGTTTTCTAAATCAAACATTTAGTTCCCCTCCTTCACAGTAACAGATTTTGTGTTTGGATACTGATCCAGTTTGATTTCGATGTTTGAAATGCCACCATTCATAAGCAACTCCTCAAAATCATCAACACCGGGCGTATTGGTAAGTACCGAATGTACCCAGTTGTATTTCACTTCTCCTTCCGAATTTACGGTCTTGTAATACTTCGCAAGGCCAGCTTTAAAATCTTTCAGAACTTCTTCCTGCACGTATCCATCTTCCAGTTCAACACTCTTGATGGTATAATCTATCTCTACCAACTCCGGAGCAGAAACCGTCAGAATCGTGTTCGGCGGTGCAAGTCTGTCCAGTGGGCTTTCAGGACTCATTATGTAGTTATATACTGCTTTCTGGAGCGTTTCGTTTGCAGCTTCTCCGTTTCCGTCCAGAACAATAATCTTTACGGTTTCTGGTCCATTCCATTCTGGCACAACAATAGCCGTTCCTATTCCGGCTACAGTCTCTGCCCAACGCTTGTAATCTGATTCATTTCCAATATAGGAATCATCCATCTGCTCGTTCGCATCAAGAATTCTTTCCCTCAGCTCATCATCCGCTTCTTCATCAGTACCACCGGTTGCTTTTGCCGGATTGGTGATTGATATAATTCCTTCCACCGGAACTGACATCATTGTGACTGTGTTTGCATTTACATTTGATTTAATGCCAGCAATCATTGCCCTAGCAATTACAGCTCCGGTACCCTCTTCATTCAATACGCAAGCCTCTTCGGTCGCAAACTCTATTGACTCCGCTTCCTCTGTCGCTGGCGTTGCGAATACTGTACCTGCAGCAATAATCTTTCCTGGCTCTCCAGTGATCTCGATTGTAACGCTAGCGAAGCTTGGTGCCTTTCTTGCCAGCCTTGCCATATTCGCCAAGTAATCCAGAAATTCTCCGCTACTCCATTGCGGAAACATCAGTTTCAACGTCTCCGGGATGTAATATTCCAACAATTCTGATGCAATCAATGCTGTCGGTCTGGTGAAATCCCAGGGGAACCCTGCTTCCGTTTTGTCTATATCGTCTGGAAGCATATCCATCATTTTCTGGTGGATCGTATCTACATCACACTCCTGCAGAAATGCGGGCACTGTAAAATTTTCTGCCATCTTAGTTCACCCCTTTCTCAAAGACAGTTGATATTGTTTCTTCCTCTTCCCACTGCGCTCCCTTGACAATGAACGAAACCACTGCGTCTCCAGAGCTGTAGTCAAAAATAAAATCTCGAACGTACTCTGTCGCAGGATGAACCAGCAACGCATCGGTAATCGTCCGCTCGATCTCACTTTCCCTCGAATCTCTATCCGGAAAATCTTCCATATGCTCAAATTCAGTGCCAATCTCATCGCTGTATGCCAGAAATGCTTCTCTTTCTGTCTGAACAACTTTCCAGCACCACTGCATATATGCTTCCCTGCCGTCTGCGCGAACCATTTTATTAGATCCGTCTCTTACGAAATCCCCTTTTTCGAAGTCGAACGCTACCGATGGACGATATCTTTCTTCGTATTCGGGATCATCCGGTATCTCCGGCAGGTCGAATACCGGAAATAACTGTTCTGCCATAAGTCCTCCCTATGATTTCTTTATCACATCAATTACAACTGGAGTGTTTTTCACCCATGTTACAAGGACGGTGTCTCCAGCCTGTATCTTCGGCAAACTCGCTGAATGTTCATGCCCTCCTCCAGAAATTTTAACCGTCAAACCAGAAACCAACCGTCCCAGGTAATATTCACCTCTGGGAATCGGAATAGGAAACGTATTTGTTGTCAGACTTCCATCTTTCCCGATGGTTCCAAAGTCTGACTCTACGTCCCCTATCCTATATTCCAGCGTTTCTTTTATTCTTTGTTGCAACACTCTGGCCAGTTTATTCATACCGGGATTGCCTCCCGCTGTATCTGCCACGCTTCCACCTCCTACTCAAAAGCTCCTTCATTAACCCAGCCTTCCACATTGCTTTTGTTATCCAGATGTTTCAAATGCCAAGGATGAGCTTTTCCGTTCCCTACACAATCAGGTCCCAATGTAATTTTCGCTTTTCCAGCAGTTGCTTTGTACCCTTTTGCACCCGGCCAACTGCTCACATAATGCGTACCGCCTTTGAAATACACCGTGTCTCCGACCTTGTATGTCTTCTTTTTTGTGTTATTCGAAGAATTGTCCTTTGCCGCAGGGGCTGTAGCTTCTTCTATCTCCATTGTCATCTGGCCGTTTTTAGCATTATGCTGAATACTGTTTACCAGATAATAGCCATTAAGAGAACCGACTTTCGCGTGGATCTTGTCTCCTTTCCGGATGCAGGGAATATCTGGCGCAATCAACTTGCTTGTGATTTTGGGACTTCCTTTCTCTTCCAGAATTTCATTTGCTTCCTTTTTTGCATCATCCAATGTATCACTCTTTGAATTGGTAATAATTGTTTGAAATACTCCGTATTGGGTTTTGCCATTGACAGTCGCTTCCACCTTTGCCGCCTCGTCTGTTTTTCCAGAAGAAATGATTTTTACCCTCGTAACCAAATTCGCAATACTGGTCTTATGGGTCGCCTGAGTAGAAACATCACCCGAAAAATGATAAATCTCTGTATTGCTGCCTTTCGCAACAACTTGAATTTTCAATTCTGTGCTTCGAACTATCGCAGCCACTCCACCTTTCTTCTTAGCTTCGTCCAGAACTTCCCGGATGATATCTCCCAACCTTTTATTTTTGAACAAAATCTTCTTATGCGCCACATCCGGGCCTGTATACTTCGAAATCGTAATACCCCATGATTCAAAGATTGCCGTCAGCACACTTTTTGTTTTCTTTCCGGCAGCAAAATAAACATTATCGCTACTTTTCTGCAAATTAAAAAGGTTGTCATAAGCGACGACGTTGAAAATATCATCGCTTTTTGAAACCTTCCTTTCGCATTCCACAATATTTCCCATCGCAACAATCCCTTTGCCGCTTCCCCAGTAGGCTTTTACTGCCACAATCGAATTGATCTTTACCAGGGAAGAAATTCGTTCTTTATTGTACAGTGCATTATACATATTAAAATGTATCTTCGTTGCCAACTCATCTTCATTTTCTTCCCACCCCAATTCCTCAACAGCCTGGGTAATGTTCAATTGCAACTTCTTTTCAGTAATAACGATCACTGTATACGAAACATTATTTACATTTATCAAGAGAACACCTCCTACTTCTTCGGAATAGTCAGCGTTGTTCCTGGATAAATCCAGTGGCCATTATCTGAAGATTTTTTGCCATGTTTCTTAGCTTCCGCTTCGATCTTGCTTTTATTCAGATTGTAGATTTCCGGATATCGAGAAGCTTTGCCTAATTGACTCTGCGCAATCCTATATAGCGTATCTCCAGATTTAATGGTATAGGTTGTTGTTTTGCTGCCTGTAGTGGATTTTTTGCTACTTTCCTTTGGTGCCGGCCTTTTAGGTGTGGAAGGTGTATCAATTTTTAACTCATTTGTGTTGAAAATCTTGATTTCCCTCGCTACGATAAATTCTATATCATAGTAAAAATCGCCGAGTCCTCCAGAATATTTGCCTTTAAAACTGGAGACATACACGCTGTAGTTTATACAAGTCCCTGTCACCAGTAAATTGCAAATAGTTCCTTCATCTCGGCACTGCTCTATACGCTTAATTAGTGTGTCGGGTTCAACCCACGCTGACACAAAAGAATGATTTTTTCTTGCTTTTCCCGGAAAGATTCCAGACCATGATATTTCCTTTATTCCCTGTCCCCTGGGGATTTTTATATCCCCAAGAGATATGATGGAATAGGTCATGAACTTTGCTTCTGCTCCAAGAGTGATTTTTTCCGGCATCATTGGGAACTGTGTCACCGCTCCGCCGGAAGGTCTGATCAATGCATTCATCTCTTACGCCTCCTGTACTGCCGGCATATTATTAAAGATCTTACTCATACGTTCTGCAATTTCATTTCCGAAATCGTCTACCATCTCTGACATTCTTTCCTGCAGAACCTGGAAAATCTCCTCTTTGTCCATGTTGTTTCCTTCGATCTTAATGACCGGATTCATATTTACATTAATCTCTACCTTTTCTCCACTGCTATTCTGCTGTGTATTGTTTACTGTGGAGGTTACTTCATCTCCTTCCGATGCACCTTTACTACTCTCACTGGATATCGCTTGTCCCATGACGCTCCAGACTACCGCATCTTTCTTTTCTGGCATCTGTTCCAACTGCATAGAATCTTCTGGGATAAGACTGCTCCCCGCACCAACAGCTCCACCGCTTGCATGTGCTGAAATTTCATCTTCGGACTCAAACATCCCCAGCGTTTTTCCCGCCTGCATCCACAAGTCGATTCCTTTTTGTCTGCGCCCCAGTACTGTTGGAATGATGTATTCAAGTCCTTCTTCGCCAACCCACGACAACTCCGGTCCGT